GTTGTTTGTTGCTAGGGCCGTTATTGTTATGCCCTGATTATGATTTAAACTATTATCACCTAAACGAGGAGAAAAATATCTCCTAGGTGATAAATAGGGAACTTCACAATCTACGTGAGTTTTAAAGCCATCAATGCTTGTCCCTACTGCCATACCTGAATTTCCAGATGTATTAAGGGCAGTAATGGATTTCTTTGCAGCATCAGAAACAGAAGTTCCTGCTGTAACTGGAGTTGCTAAATATACATGAGTGGAAGATGATGAATTTCTAATTACTCTTACACTAGGTATAGTTAAACCAGATGAAGAATCTCGCAATCGCCATCGTACTCCACCTCTACGAGCGTAAAACATTGCTGAACACCAAGCAAGAGGCGTATTAAAACAATAATTATACGAACCACCTCCAGCTAAATGCATGCCTCCAGGTGCTTTGCCCCTATGAAAAGGGAAAGCACTCGTAACAATATTTATACTAGCAGTGTTGTTAGCTGGTAAACCAATAACAGGAAAAGTGGTGTATGTACAATATCTCTTTAAAATATACCTAAGAGAAGTAACGGGGTCGCCATGATGGACAACAGGTGCCTTATCACTCGATGGAATATAAACACCAAAAGTAATATTAGGTACAACAGCTGTAGAAGCCATCAAATCATCTTCCATCAACTCACCACTCTGTGGAAACAACGAAAAGTTATCTAAACCATCAGTAGGATCACAATACTCAAAATCTGGTCCTGCACATATAAAAGCTAAAATTTCAATATCAGTATTCAAAGCTCCATTAGCGGTTAAATCATTCAATACAGTGATATTCAATATTCCATTATCAAACGCTGCATCTCTAGTTGGCGGTGTTGGACTAATCATATTGGCAATAGGTGTCAATCCAGGACGCTGTACTCTACAATAAGGAATATGCGACATGTAACCTACATCAACCACAACCTCATGGTTTTCACTTATGTCCCAAATATAAGTATAAGCAATATTGTGTTCAACTCCTGCTGTTTGTTGAGCAGGTGTCAAGCCATTGGGATCATAAGTAATACGAAGTCGCCCTCTATGGAAAGAACTAGCAACACACACGAATCTAAAACGCAAAGAGCCTCTCCATAATCTAAACATTTGTCCAATGTAAGCTAACGGAGGTAAACATAATTTCTGTGCTGATCCAACACCTGATCCAGGCAAATGCAAGGATGGTGTCACAACATAATTAATCAATGTGGTTTCCGGTGTGCGAATTCCAGTCCACGCAAATTTGCCAATATAAGTTTCTTTTTCTATCAAAGATTTAATTAACATTTCATCTTTACGAGCTAAACCAACCACTGAAGGATCATGTGTGACTTCTTGTTTATCATCATATGTCAATTTATATATAGGATCATGCTGCGTTGCACTAGATAAATTAGGTATTGTTCTAGGAACCATGTACATCATATCACTAACTATCGCAGGCTTAGAAAAACCCAACGAAACCGCTATGTTTGCACCTAAGTTCAATAATTGTTGAGATGCTAAAGCGTAAGGTCGAATAGCAACAATTCTAGCTAACGCTCCAGCAACTTGTGCTAAAACTGATAATGGTTTAGAAATAACTCCGTTACCATATTCATCTCCAGATTGTGGTAACAACCCAGGAATGTTTGTTTGAGTTGGAGCTCCAAAAACAACATTTTCTGCCCAACACATAACTGACAATGTAACAGAATCAGCAGAA